CTAAACTCCTGTCCCTCTTTAACTCCTAATATATCGCTTAGTCTGCTCATCTTAACCCCTCCGTTGCTTTCTCCAATTCTTCCGCTATACCTTTAAAGGCTCTGACAGCCTCGTACAGCTCCATATTCTTCTCGGCGGTTAATTCCCTGCATAATGTTTTTCGCAGTCCCTCAACGGCGTTAGCAACGCTACCGTAGTACCCTAATGTTTTGTACACCGTATTGCCGTTCTTATCCTCTCTATGTGTGTCCTTAAGCAGCGTGTAGTCCCTTGCACCGCCTGTAACGTAGTAATCGTCTATTATGTGTATCATTTCCTTTTCTCCTCCCTATAAAGAACTTATATATCCAACCACCCTCTTTCATGCCCGGTCTGTGTTGACACTTGACATTCATCGCCTATATGTAGTCAAGGGATTAGTTTTGAATTATTATGCGGTTTATTTTTTGCGACCGGTTTATTATATAAAGGGCTTATCCCTGTATACCTTGGTTTTTCAAAGCTCTTTTCTTTCGGTATTTTTTTGTGTATTCGGATAGCTTCTCTTTATTTTTCCTGCGATATTCCCTCTGATATTCTCTCTGACGCTTCCTAAGCCTTTCTTTGTTCTTTTCGTAGTACTCAGCTTTGTACTGCCGATAATGTTCTTTATGCTTGTGGCGGTGTCTTTTCTGATTCTCATTGAATCTTATACGTTTTTCTTCATCCGTGAGCGTCTCATTCAGCCTCAATCCTGCCGCAGATTCCGCTTTCCACACCTCGACTAAATCTCTGTCGGTTACTTCTTCGCATATACAATCATCGTATTTACAGTTGAAGCAATCTCTATCGCACATCTATCTCACCTCTCAGAACGGAAGGTCTTCATCTTCCACGTTGTCGTCTATGGGGTAAAGGTGGGAATTGACAGCTTCACTCAGGTTTTTTTCCTCGCTCTTGTTCTTGTTGTCCGCAAAATACTGATTTTCAATCACAACCTCTGTCGTCCTTCGTTTATCACCCTTATCATCTTCCCACATCCTTACCTGTAGCCTTCCGACAACCGCTATCCGCTGACCTCTATTCAGATATTTTTCCGCAAACTCACCGTTCTTTCCGTAGGCAACACACGGGATAAAATCCGCATCTGGCTCTCCTTCTTTTTTGTATGCTCTATTAACAGCCAGTGTATATCTTGCTATTGCTAAAGGCTTATCGCTTTGTGTATATCTAACCTCCGGGTCTCTCGTGAGGTATCCCATCAAAATCACCTTGTTCATACTCTTAACCTCTCAATCTATAGTTATTCTCCGGTTTTCTTTCAACGCTGATGTGGTTGTTTCCGCACCTCTGTTTAATCCTGCTTCCTGTTGCCTCGTCTATGTCTAACAGCTCTCCCAGTGTTCTTTCACTGGATATAATCGTTATCAAATCCCTATTGTTATAGCGATAGTTCAGCAGCTCAAAAGCTATATTTACATCAGCCGTTGTCGGCTGTTTCCCTTTCTCCGTCTTGAAGAAGTCATCTATGTACAGCACATCGGTTCTTTTGAACTTTTCAATCATCGCTCCGTATTCCTCATCGTTGTTCTTGACTGCTTTCAGTTTGACCGTGTCGTCCGTCCAACGCATATACAGCACTTCTCGACCTTTTTTAATCAGATGTGAAGCAATGGCAGTGCATATATGGGTCTTTCCGCTGCCGACCTGACCGCCGATGTAAAACCACCCTTTAGGGTCTTTCGCAAACTCAACGGCTTTTTCCAGTATTCCCTTTTGCCAAGGCTTGTCCGCTTTGTAGTTTTTGAATGTGTATTCGGCAACACTGTCTTTCAAACCGCTTCTTTCAAGCCTTGCCATGTTTGCCCTGATTTTCATACACTCACACGGAACAGTAACCATGTATATCCCCTGTGCCTCGGCAACAAAACCTCTGTTTTTGCACTTCGGGCAGTCATAACCGACCATGTTTCCCTCAACTGCATTCATTCTCTCGGCTTCCGCTATTGCCGCTTCTCTCATTCGTTTTTTTCTATCGTCAGACGTTGAGTCCGTCTTGCAGGTATTCATCCCATTTGCCTTTACCGCTAAGTTCATGCTTCTCCTCTCCTTTCAACCTGTCCCAGATAATGCCTCGCCACCCGTTCGCCATGCTTTCATCCATCAACGCCATTACAGGGTTTTCGCCGTACTCTCCGCTTTTTTGGCTTACTCTGTTCAGCAATGCGGTCAGTCCCGTCGATTTATACGTTTCTCGTCTCTCGCTCTTGTACTTTAGCCATTCTCTGATTTTGATAACCATGGCTTCCGAGAAATCGTATTGGCTGATGATGTCCTCTGGGGTTTCTTTTGGGGTATCTTTAGATACCCTTTTCTTTATTTCTTCCCTTCTTACTTTCTTACTTTCTTCTATTGTTGTGATTTGACTGTGATTTGTCTGTGGTTTGTCTGTGATTTGACTGTGATTTGCCTGTGATATGTCTTGGTACAGACAATAGTTTTTTACCGTAATTACGCTGAATTTTGACTGTGATTTGACTGTGATTTCTCCTGTGCTTTTCAGCTTGCTTAGTGATGTCCTTACTTGATTAACCGTCAATTCGGTTTCTTCTGCCAGTTTCGGATATGAGGTTACAAACGAACCTCTCTTTATTTCCTGCCCTTGAAATCGTCCGTCTTTCCAATTCGCTTTTAATATCAAATGTATAAATAACCTTGTGGTATTAATATCGCTGTACCATTCCCAGTCTAAAATCCCTCGGTCTATTTTTATAAATCCGCCGTCCAATTTTGTTCACCTGCCTTTGCAGCAGAGTTAAAAGGTTTCCTTAAACAGTTCCATGAAGTCATCTAGTCGTAAGCAAGCCACCCAATCGCAGTTGTTTTTTCTTGTAAATACTACCGGCAACTCATCTTCTCTTGCGTCATTTATTGCCTGGTCTAACGCTTCATACATTCTGAATTTCTCCGTCCGCTTGACTTCTATATGCAGTCCGGGGACACCGACTACATCTGCGTCCCCGTTTGCTCCGCAATATTGCTGACCTCTTCTTGCTTCAAAGCCGTGTTCACGCAATATCAAGGCAACCTCACGCTCTCCACGTTTTCCCTTATCTCTACTAAACTTACTCATATTTCTACCTCATAAATAATTCTTTCCTATTAACCGCATAAACTCTTCTCTTGTATGTCCGTCCGCTTCGTATGCCCTCTGGCAGTCCTGTTTTAACTGCATATCCAGTTCTATATTTCCGTTATGTATTCCCTCGGAACTCATGTTGTGAAGCTCCGGAATGAGCCATACCCAAAAGCCGTGCTTATCAGATATGGCTCTGTTGCCTGTGCCGTAGTAGATGTGATGCTTGTGCAGTCCGTATTCTCTGCCTGTTATATAGCAGTATTTCTCTTTTCCTTGCAAAACCGAAACGCTATGCGAACCTTTCACTTTTCCACTCTCTTTTCATACATTCTAACTGTTCCGGCGGTAACGTCTCTATCCCCTGTTCCTTACAGTCGTTTACAACGCTGTCTATCAGTCTTGACATCTGCTTTGTGTTGTACGAACTGCTGCCGTAGTACAGGTTTATAAGGCTGAAACCTTCATGCTCTCCGTTATCGGTCTTTTCGGCTATCCAACCTAATCCGTGGGACTTCCACATCTTTATGATTGTATCTACCGCCTTGTTATCTACCTCAACGCTTCGGTAAATACCCATGTGCTTTATATACTCCCAATAGGTTTCTTCCTTGCTTATATTCAGCTTTTCGGAAAGCCTGCCGATAAGCTCCCAAAAGTAAGCGTTTGCCGACAGGCTTCTTCTTTTTCTGTATTTGCTTACCGCTACTGTCAGCGTGTCTCCTGCCTCCTCTAAGGCTGTCTTAATGCGTGCTTTCTCTCCGTAGTTCAATTTATCGACTACAAACGAAACCTCCGTCTCTCCGCTTTCCAGAGCCTTAAACGATATGCTGTTTTTGGCTTTCAACGTAGCCAGTTTATCGGACATGCGATCACTTCCTTAATTCTCGCCTTGCTTTAATCCTGTTCAATATTGCAGACACTTGCATTGGTGTAAGTTCTTCTATTTTTGTAGCATTGTAATGTTTTAAAGTATCTTCTAAGCCTTTGTTTTCTGCAAAGTAGTCTTTAATTTCTTTTATAGTTTCCGGTGGTATCGGTCTTGGTTCGTTAAGTGATACTTCAACCGTTTCTTTAGGGACATCGTCAACCGTTTCTTCAGGGACATCCGTTTCTATACAATCTCCCCATTCATAAATAATTGTCTTATTCTTTACATCGGATATTGACAGTCCTGTTATTTTTTTGTTGACAATCTTTATGTCATTGACAGCGAATACTTTCTTTGTTTCGTATCCGCCCCTGTCATTCTTCTTTAACCCAGCTGTAGCGGCGTCTAACCAGATGAAAGGCGAAGTATACAATTCTCTGCCTATTCCCCAGTTTGTTCCAGCTCTCTTAAAACTGTCAGACGCTTCACCTTTCTTTTCGTTACCGTTGCCGTCCTGTCTGCTCTCAACACCGCAATCCGACTTTTCTATCCAAACAGGCTCTAAAGTTGTGTCGTAATAGTTACGATTAATAGCAATTCCGCAAAACAAGTTTCCTTTGCAATCGTAGTGCCTACGTTGCCAATTCATAGGACCGACTGTTTCATCGAGGATTGCCATATCACATCTGGCGTCCTTATAAAGCAAAAGGCTTAAGCCTGTCCCTGCCCTGCTTATCGTTCCGACTCTAACCTCTATCTCATCTGCGGTTAAATCACGAAATTCAAACATTATGCTTCCTCCTTATTTATCCCGAACATCTCCAATACATCCGATATGTCCAGTCCCTTTTTTAAACATCCGCAATGATAGTACTCTTCGTATATGTGATAGAACTCTTGTCCCTCTCTTATGGGCTCTCCGCAGTATTCACACTTATATACCTCTTTCGGAAGCATTACTTCCTCATTCGGGCAGCCGTGTATATGGGGATATGTATGGCAGTATTCACATGTCATCGCCAACGCCCCCTATTGCGCTGAGTTTT